AACTCTTTAACTTCTTTTGCAGTTTTTACTATTGCTTTTTTGTATCTTTCTAATTGTTTTGTTTGTTTTTCGGTCAAGGCACTACCAAGAGCATCAAGTTGGTTTATTTCACCCTTGAGTCTTTTAATCTCTTTTAGTAAGTCTGCTTTACTTTGTGCCACCTAATCTCCTTATTTAGAATATTTTGCTATAATAGCATCCAATTCGTCTCTTTCCTTTTTAATCTTATCCAATTTATCGAGAACAGGTTTTGGTATTCCTCTCTTCTTTGCCCTTTGTATAAATCTATCCTGAGTACCTTTTTGCATATCACTCAAGAAACGATTAATAAATCCAGCAATTGAAGCTTCGCTTATTTGTTTTTTATTTTTCATAATGAATGTCCATATTTATACAACTATAAATATTGGATAAAAAAAAAGTAAGGATTATTTCCTAACCCTTACTTTTGATTTACGTTCCATTTTTTTATATTCTTCGGATTCTTTCTTTTTTAACTCTGCTAATTTATTGAAATAGAATTTTCGCCATTGAATTGGCATGAAGTAAACATCTCTCCAAGTAAATCCGTTACCAAAGTTAACCAACTCCCAAATTTGGTTATGAAGTTGGATACTATAATCATTCGGAAGGGTAAAAAAACGATACCCCAAACGGGATATCGAGCGCCTCCTCTTCACCCGTCAACTCTGATACAAAGTTAAATTTTAAATCCATATCTGGACTGATTTCTCTTACAAATTTTCTGAATGCTTTTGTGTCTAATGCTAAGAATGCGTTTTGAACCCACTTAGTAATATAACCTCTATCTTGATTTCCATCTACTGATTGAATCATATATTTCAAACGAGTAGTTACATCAAATGAAGTATCACCTTTACCTTTATATAATCTAGCTAATGCTTGATTTTCTTTTGTAATTTCAAGTTCATCACCATGTGTTAGAAGTTTAAATTCCAACTCTGCCCCACTTTTTGGTAATTTAAATTTATAAAGATTTTCACCATTTAAGATTTCTTCGTTAAAATCTTTGGTTTTTACTTTAGATAAATCAATAGTTACATTTTGTGGTTCTAATGTAGATGGGTCAGTTACTTCTACATCATAGTTAGGACCATAACCCATTACTCTTGTTGCTAAAAGAATAGCGTTTTTATCACCAATAAAGATATCATTGATATCTACATTTGGTTCTACAACAACTGATTCAAATAGTTTATCTAATACTACACCTTTCTTAATTAAGGATTGTGATGCAAGAATATCTTCTTCTCTTGCTGTCATATACTTAATTTCAATGTTTCCTTTTCTTAATGGATGTCCTTCTGGATAAACTAACCCTTTTGATGGCAAATCTACCACCTCAGTTGGGAATTCGAATTTATTTTCGCTCATAATTAACCTTTATTTGTTTGTATATATAAGTATATCAAAATAAAAAAGTTGTAAAACGAAAAAAGGTTCTCACTAAGAGAACCTTCTTCAATTTATAGATAGTAGTGGATAATATCTTAAAATTCTAATATTGCGTAATCATAAGAAAGCGTTAATTCAATATCGGCAGGGTCATTAGATGCGAAATCTAAATCATTGAAATTAGCTGCTTGAATGAATGCACCTTTTAGTTTCCATTGTTCAATTTTATCACCAACAGGTCCTAACATATAGAAATCGATATCTTTTTTGTAGAAATCTGCGTATCCTTTTCTACCAGTTAAAGATTCATATCCTAATCTCACCCATTCCATCACTTGTTGTGCTCCACTTGGAACGATTGGGTCATATAATGTGATTGTGATATCTTGCCACTCACCCTTACCTTGTAATTTTCTATAAGTGTTAATGTGGTCTAACTTCACAGTTTCGAAATTGATAGATGGTCTCGCTGCTGTTTTAATTAAGTATGATTGAATACCATCAATCTCCATAATATAGCGATTCTTCATCTTCGGTTCGAAGTTGGTGAAGAACATTTCGTTAAATTCTAATACTTCTGCCATTTTTTTATTTCCCTTTTATACTAATAAATATTAGTTATTCATTTTTTTGTTTTATGCTGAGAACGATGCTCCCGTTGGTAAGATGTTGAAATCAATTACAATGAATTCAGCGGTCTTAGCAGGTTGTAGGAAAATCTGTCCAGCTAAAATGTTTCTATCAACCACATCAGGTGTGTTGTTAGTCTCATCCATAACTACTTTAAATGCGTACAACCCTTGTCTTTGTTGAATACCTTCTAAGTAAGGTTGTACTGTGTTGATAAATCTACCTCTAGTCGATGCCGTATTTTGTTCGAATACTAAGAATCGAGATGTAGATGCCACAAATTTCTTAACATTGATTAATAATCTTCTAACATTGATTCTATCCAATGCCGATGCTCTATCTTGCAATGTTTTCTGTCCGAATGCCACAATACCTTGTCCAGGGAATGAAGCGATTGGGTTTACTTTGTTTTCATATAGAGTATCTCTTTCAGAATGTGTTAATCTATTCAATACCGATGCTGCTCCTACGATACCTCCTCTATTTAAACCAGCAGGTGCGAACCATTCAGCTGCAATAGCGTCATTAGCTGCATATACAGCAGGTAATAGTACTGAAGGTGGTACACTTACTAATTTGTTAGTATTTGAATCTACTGTCTTAACCCAAGGATAGTAAGTTCCAACATAGTTAGAATCTACAGCGTTAGCTTGTGTTGTTACATCTGAGATAGTTGAACTAGCATCAGCAAAATCTGCGATGTAAAATGCATCTTGTCTAGCTTCAACAATATCAATTGCTTTACTAACAACTCCAGGGTGTAATGTTCTTACAACACCAGGCGTTACTAACATATTGATATCCCATTCATCAGCGTTTGAAATTGCGTTCAAACCTTTTGAGTATGATAAATAACCACCAGCCGAAGTTGATGATAAATCAAGTCCTTGCGAATTTCCAGCACTCATATCAGAACCTAATTTGATATCAGTTGCAGGAGATTGTCCATCAAATCCACCTTGGAATGCTACTGAGAATTGTCTTTTCACCATATCAGATGAATCAGAACCACTCATTACATAAGAAAGTTGAGAATCAAATCCAAAGTCAACGTTTGAACCAACTCCTACACTTTCAGGTAGAGGTTTGATATAATTGTTGTTGTCATATTTTATACCAGTTGTTTCGAAATCAAAACCAGCGTAGTATGTTGGGTTACCAGCAGTATTCACTACTGAACCAGTTTGATAAACAACAGCAGGTACGATAGTTTCAGTATCTGCTAATATTGGATTAGAGTATGCTCCATGTCCGAATGGTGCAGCAGATACAGGATAAGAACCTTGTGCTGCTACTTGTACTCTAATATATTTTGAATTATTTACCCAATCACCCCACTCAGTAATCTTACCATTTGAATCAATAGTTAAATATCTATCACCAATTCTTCTAGCGATAAAGTTTGGTGATGCTGGGTCTAAGTTTACATTACTAAATGTTTCTAATACAACAGGTCTTTTATCCGTATCAGAGAATGAACGAATTGTTACTGTAAATACTGAATAATCAGTTCCTCCATCTTCACCGGCAGCTTTCACATTGGAGATTGAAATTTTAAATCTGGAGTTTTCGTTTGTACCATATCCTAATGTATGGAATTTAAATAAATCACTTCTTACACCTGAAATTAATTGTGATTTAACAAATGGTGTAGATGCCCAACTTGCTTCATATGTAAAGTTTTGAGTTGGTAATACTTCAGCTACAACAGCTTCTCCATTTGCAACTTCTAAATTGATATCATCTACTGCATCTTTAAAGTAAGTGTAAACATATGCATCCTTCGAACCTAATGGGTCTGAACCAAATACATCAGTTACATCATTACCAGCTGATGATAATAGTGAAGAAGATACTTCACCAATACCACTACCACTTACTACAAATGAACCAGATGTAGTTAATGATGGGGATACAGTAAAAGGACCAAATCCTACTTCATCATCACCATTTACACTACTATGTAATGTTGAGATAAGTTTTTTACTTCCATCCGAACCACTAGCAATCAAACCAATAGGTGTAGCTTGAGTATAACCAGCATCAGCGCCAGTTTTACCTAAAACTCTTACGATTGTTGCTGTTCCAGCTTCTCTAAGATAGTTTTGTACTGCGTACTCCGTATAATAAGTTCCATCAGGTGTTCCGAACTTATCTTCAAATTCTGATTGTGTTCTTACAATCGTAGGAACGAATGCTGGTCCTTGTTTGAAAGGTCCTACAAATGCTGCTCCTATTTCTCCTACCCCTTGAGCTAAAAAAGAGAGGTCATTTTCTCTCGTAAATACTCCGGGTGATACTATTCTTTCTGCCATAATTTTATTTCTCCAATAAGTTTATTTTGATAAATAAATCAAATACACATATAAATATAACGAAAATCTTCAAAAGATAAATTTCAATTTTTTTAAATTTAAATTGTACAAAGTGAAGGTGATGTGTACCAGCTATTCCCCGTCCAATATCTAACAGTAAATCCTTCACCATAAGGTTGGTCCGAATACCAACCAGGTACAGCGAAAACATTAAAATTTGTTCCTCTGTAAACAGATACAGTCCACCAATTCCTATCAGGGTCCTCCCAAAATATTCTTGCTTGGTCATTCCCAGCACAAGATTCGAGTGGACCAGCTTGACCACTACTTCCCCTATTTGAATATCCAGCCATCAATTCGCCGTATCTTCCAGGTCCAACAGGCCCACCACCAGCATCATGGTCATATCCATACCATTCACTAAATGCAGCTGGATTTGCAGATAATGGTCTTGCACGAGAATTTGTATTAATAGTACCATATCCACCATTCTCAGCAGTATCAATTGAAAATGCACCTGAACTAATAGTTCTATTTAGTTCGGTTATAAGTGCAGATGCCGCTATTTGGCCTGATGATGGTATTGCCATAATACAATCAATTATTGGTTATGCATCTACAACTACATCACCAAAAATAGATTTTAGTTCTACTTTTAGTAATGGATATGCAAAATCATAAATAGATGAACCAGTTATTGCATTGGTTGAAATCACATTTGCAGTATAATCTTCACTACCACTAACATTTACAGTATCATAAGTCCAAGATGATTGGGTAATCATACTTTCAGGATCTTCTGGGTCTGGAACGATTGATTCAACCGATTCAGATACAGTTTCTACTCGTAAATATTCTCTAGTTCTTACTTGTGATTCAGTTAGGTGAAATACATATTCTTCTTTAACTTCATAACTTTTTGCTTCCCACTCTTCTACTAACATAGCAGGTGAATGTTCATCAAATAAATCTTGAGATGCACTTGCAGCAGCCCCCTGATTTAAGTATAAAGTTGGGTTAACTCTAAGAAATCCATTTGATTTTCTAAATTCAAAAGATTCAATTCTTACATATCCCTCAGAAGTAATACCTCTACTTGTACCGATTTGTTTTTGTATTTCTAAAGCCATTTTATTTTTTTATCTTTATGTTTATAAATATAACTATATTAGTAAAAAGATTAATTTTTATTAATTAACTGATTTACCAATTCTTTTAATTCGTTTATTTCTTTTTGTTGATTTTCAATTACACTTTCCAATTCTTTTACTTTAGAATTGTTCCAAGTTACAATCTTATTCTGGTCTTTTATACCTTCAATCACCAATGGAACTAATCTATCGTACTTAATTGTTAAGTAATCTTCACCTGATTTAGAGTATAGGTTTCCATTTTCATCATAATCAGAATCAAATGGTGCTAAGTGAACTACTTCGGGTACAACATCTCTAACCTGTTGTGCCGATAAACCTACTTGTAATCCTTCTTCGGTAAATCCAACTTTTTTTGCTAACTCATTAGTTTCATAGTAGAAACCATCTAATGAAAGGATTTTAGAAAGTGCGTTTCCGATTTTACCTTTCTTATCTTTTAATCTTTCATCTGAGTAGTATGCGATAATATCTTGTGTACATCTAAATACTCGAGTAGCGTAGATTTGTGAGTTGTTTACTTCAAATCTTTCTGAACCACCAGTTACAACTCTGAATTGGTCTGATGCGTGGAATTGAATATAAGTGTTAGTATCACCTCTATGTCTTAACCAAGAAGCCATCTCCAATGTATTGAACCTAGAAGTAGATGCTGGGTCTGCGTAGTATGATGTTGAGTTACTATCATAATAAATCGAACCATATACTCTATTATAGAAGTATGCAATTGCGTTGCCATTTTCTCTACCAATATATGCTACATTCTGAGAATTACCAGAACCATTATCATGTATTCTTAGATAAGAGTTAGTATTATTATTGTTACTATCTAATCTAATATTAACATCATTATATGAGTTAATAGACATGTTATCGGAGAATCCACCGGTATTAGAAGTAGATGCGATACCATGATTAGAATATGAATTGTAATTCGCATTCCAGTCAAAGGACATGTATGCTATTCTATGTAAAGATGATGAATATGTACCATACCCCTGTGCATATCCCCTACTACTACTTGAACCAAAGTATGATGTATTGGTAACTGTTGCGTTAAATCTAGAAGTAGAGTTAAAGTTACCATAGTATCCAGTATCGTGGTCATAGTAGATTCCCGCTCTTACTTGGTCTCTTACATAGATACCATAAGATTGAGTACTCATTTGGTCTGTACCATTGTGGTATAATGATAACGAACCATTTCTCCGAGCATACAACATCCACTCATTATCAATATCATTGTAGATACCACATTGGTTGTTATCTGCTGACATGAATACATATCTAGCATTGATTGAGTATCCTTCCCAACCACCTTTACCACTACCATGTGTTTGAACAGTACCATAGTTACCATCTACACCACCTTGACCAGCTCTGAATGTTACTTCGTTGTTATCTCTTAATTCTACATAAGAATCCCGTGCTACTCTTACTGCCCATTGTCCATCAGAATCTAAAATACCAATATTATTAGAATCATCTGCGTAGAAATATCCTCTAATGGTACTTTGGAAACCATCTCTAATTCTAATACCATGCGGGTTACCACTTCTTGCGATTGTCCAATATTCTCCAGATGAATAGAAGTGATTTCCAGAACTTTGGTTATATAAACCTTCGTTTTGGTTGTAGTTTCTGAACCAATCATCAGCGTAGAAGTTCCACGCTCTTGCAACGTTCATACGAGATGTACTATCACCATTCCAATAGTAAGATGTATTGTTTCTATCGTAGATGATATTTGGTCTAATATCGTTGAAGTAGGATACATTATCAAAATGACCATAATAAGAAGTGTTATTCCTATCATAGTAGATGTTTGCCCTCATATCGTTGAAGTACGATGTAGAAGCAGGGTCTGCGTAATATCCTGTATTGTTTTGGTCATAGTAACGAGGAGAGTAAGTTACATCATAGTTGTACATCCAACCATCTACTCTCAAGTTCAAGTTACCACTATCCGAACTCATTCTGAATTCATCAGTACCAGTTCCGATAAAGTCAATACCAGTTCTACTATCCCAATGTGTATTAGTTCTGAATCTTACAGTACCACCACCATATGCAGGCATTACAATAGAAGATGCATTATTGAACCACAACCCACTTCCATTATTTACTCTGTTACCAGAAAGTTGTTCGATATTTGGTTCGTTACCATTGATTTCATATACACCAGGTCCCCACCATTTTAATTGTGAGTTAGCATCGGTTGAGTAGTATAAGTAAGTTCTATGAGTTTGGTTTCTCGTACCAGTGTATCTCATTTTGTAATCAGTAGATGTTGCTATCTTCTGACCTGTATCTAATCTCCAAACACCACCCAAACCACTATTTGAAGTTCGAGGGTGATTGTTTGCGTAAACAAATCCAATTGCCAAACACCAAACTCCTTGTGGGAGTGAACCGATACCAAATGCGTGGAAGTATGGGTTACCATTTGCCGAACCACTCATATTAAGTGTTTCACCACCACTACAACCAAAGTAGTAAGTACCTGAAGTTTGTGAAGATTCTCTCTTCACATATGTTACCCACATATATGATTTGTTACCATCTAAGTTTGATACAGTTTTGTTCCAACCACCATCAGAGTTAGAACCAGCATCATTACCTAATGCTCTCCAAACAATAGCTGGTCTACCCCAAGGGTCATAATCTTGTATGATTGAGTTTTCATATGATGCTCCATTGTTTGAGAATGTTCCACCCAATGCAGCTGCACCATTACCAGTTCCACTTACTACCCAATCTTCAGCGGTTGCTAAGTTAGTAAATGTACCAACGTGGTGGTTACGAGAGTTAATTGCTTTCTGTCCACCTACTCTTAGGTTGTAAGTAACTTCAACATCTTGAGAACTTCTACCAACTGAGAATAACATTGTTGATAAATCTTCATTGTTGTACATTCTGATACCACCATAACCAGGTTGTGCACCCATACGGATACCAGTATGCCATCTTAAATCTAATTTAGAGTAATTACCACCATAGTTTTCTCTATTTGTACCAATGTAGTAGTTACCATCTGCATCAGAGTTACCACCACCAAAATGTAATCTCGTAGATGATACTGAGTTATATGCGTTGTAATCAAATCTACCACCAATAACAACTCTATTGATAAATTCAGCTGCGTACATACGAGAAGTAGAACCACCATGCCAATAATATCCAGTACTTCCTCTATCATAAAGAATGTTTACTCTAACATCGTTCATATACGATGTAGAAGCAAAATCACCATAATAAGAACCATTGTTTCTATCATAGAATCTATCAGCGTAGTGATATCCAACAGTCTCTCCACCATTTGACCGAGTCTTTATCTTCTCAGAACCATCATAGTACATTGATGTTTGTACATTGGTTGTTCTAACTGCCCATTGTCCATCTCTATTTAATAGACCGAAGTTAGCACCAGCCCCATCTGAATAAACATATCCAGCTCTTGTACCACCACCAGTATAGAATTTGATACCACCAGTATTTGCATCACCAAACTTATAGTTTAGGTAAGAATCATTACCTTCATCATAAAATCTAACATTTGCGTTAAAGTGTAATTGGTTTACATAGTTGATATCATAGTTGTTCATATGGAAATGACGATACCAATAAACATATCCATTGTTATTGGTAATGTATCTCATCATTAAGGTATCTGAGTTTGCATTTCTCATATACCAAGAGAAAGTGTATCCACTATCCCAATACCAATGTGCACCATATGAAATAGCATGATAACCACCCTCACCAAAGTATAAGTGAGAATCACCACTATCAGTAGCACCCACATATAACATATCGTTGATGTGAGTTCTATCATCGTTACCATTACCTATTCGGTTTCGGTTACCATTTACATATAAGTTGTTTTGTACAGTAGTTGTACCATTATTTACTTCAAATCTTTCACCACCACCAGTTACAACTCTCCATTGGTCTGCTGCGTGGAATTGGATATAAGTGTTAGTATCTCCATCGTGGTAAATCCGGTCATTTAAGAAGATATCTTCTACATCGTAGATTCTACCATTATCCATATATAAATCAGTACGGATAATAACCGAACCATTTACATCTAATCGTTGTGAAGCAGTTGTGTGTCCAATACCCACATTACCACCACTTGCACCATTGATGTAGGTGTTTTGACCTGAACTATATTGTAGTTGTAATGGCCTTGCTGGCGAATAAACTTGGTCGTAGTTAATCCTTAAACCATTTGTAATACCAGAAGTATTAAACTCAACCCAATCTAATCGAGATGAAGAACCTTGGAATCTAAGGATATCTGCCGGTCCATCATATTCAATTTTAGGTCCACCATATCCATATTGATGGAATTGAATTTGGGGTTTACGAGAGTTTGTACCTGTATTACCACTTTGAATCTGAATTGCAGTTGATGCTACAATGGATGGTTTATGAAATTGTCCACTATCACCAACCCAGTTAGCAGTACCATCATTGTAGTAAGATGAGTAATCGTTAGCGTAGTAATCATATTCATCAGTATATCCACCTTTTGCAAATATCTGTCCATCAACTGCTAAGAGTGAAGCCGCCCGAGCATTACCACTATGCCATTTACCTAATCTCCAACCACTATTTTCATCGTTATTGTTTGATACCGCAAATGTAATACCTCTATCGTAACTAGCATCAGAATACATAGTTGTAATAAGTAAATCATGTGCTCTAGAGGCATCTGCTGCTAAACCTGATGCTTGTGATTTTGTATTTGCTGTACCAGTAAACCAAGTACCATTACCAGCACCAATCCAGAACATTTGATGTCCTTGAAAGTGTAAGTTTGTTTGTGCATTCTGTCCAACTGAATCCCAACTTGATGAAGTACCTAAAATGTGATATTTTCCATCGAAATCTAAAGTACCACTACCATATGCATTTCCACTAATAGTAACACCATCACTTCTAGTTTCAAATTTCATTGAACCATTATGGTATAACTCAACTTCAGCGTTTCTTCTGAAGATTGCCATCCACTCATTATCTACATCATTGTAGATACCAGCAGTACTACTATGGTCAGACATGAATACATATCTACCATTAATTGAGTATCCACCCCAACCACTTCTAGTTGTTCTAGTTTCAACTGTACCATAGTTACCACTTACAGTATCTCTACCAATTCTAAATTCTTCAGTTGTACCATCGGTATAGAACTGAGTACCATAATCATTTTGGTGTCTGATTGCCCAACTTCCACCAGTATCTAAAATACCAATTTGATTAGAACTATTTGCGTAGAAAGAACCTCTTTCGGTACTTCCATTAGTTTTCATTCTAATTCTTATAGAAGATGCTGAATCTCTAGCAGTCCAAGATGCATCTGCATCTGAAACCCAATGTGCTCCAGTTGCTTGGTTATATAAACCTTCACCACTTTGGTTGTTTCTAAACCAACCATTGTTATAAATTTCGTTAAATGTTACACTATCCGTTGTACGAACATATTGGTTCATATTTGCAGCGTATGGATAGTTTGTAGAATCTAAGATTCTTCTCCAACCAGAATAGTTATCGTTATTCCATTGAGTTTTGTATGCTAAATCACCAGTATGTGCTGCGTATAATTGGAATGAATGGTTTGCACCTCTATAACTTATAACACCACCATATGTGTAAACTCCAGTTGGGTGATTTGAGAATCCAGAAGCCAAATTATTGACCTGAATATAGTTCATTTCACCAGCGGAATTTGTCCAATCTTGGAAGTTACCACCACTTACCGAACCACCATATGTGAATATATTGTATGCCCCTACTGAAGTACTTTGTCTATAAAAGTTAGTAGCGTATAAATCTCCAACATTTTGATTTACACCATAAATCGGAGATACTCTCATTGTTACCGTTACCTTCTTAGAAGAAGATGGTTCGGTTGAGTTTGTTATAGATGTTACTCTATTTCTATCATCACCACCAGCATCTCTTACATGAACTGCGAATGAATTCCAATAAGATACTCTTGGCCACCAGAATGCAAGTGTTCCACCATTATCAAACACTTTCATTGTAGTAAATCCAGATTTACCTAAATGTAAACCTGAATGATTAATGATAGTATTGTTGTATAGGTAACCTTGTACTATAAAATCAAATGGTGAATCAGAAGAATAACTTTTACCAGTTGCTTCTAATACAAACGATGCCCCATTTTGAGTATTTGAAGTAATATCAGTTTGTACTAATGTTCCAGATGTAAAATCAGAACCTGAATGTTTTCTTGTAGTAACATAGTTTCCATTCAATAAAAGATTATTACCAGCGATAGTTACAGCACTGTTATTAACTTCTAATCTTTCTGTACCACCAGTTACAACTCTCCATTGGTCTGCTGCGTGGAATTGAATATAAGTATTTGAATCTCCTTCATGAATGATTTGGTCTACACCAACTATATCATTATTGTTCATATCAAGGGTTCCACCTGATATACTAAATCCATTACTTACATAACTTCTTTCCCAAGATGAAATTAATGCTCTTACTGTACCATCATTTCTTCTCAATCTCATATCAGGGTAACCATTACTACCTACCCAGAATCCAGATGAGTTATCATTACCAACACCTTGTGTTACAAATATAAATGACCATGTACTATTTCTTACTTCTCTAAGAGAAATAGCGTTATCATTTATATTATTTAAATCCATATCAATAGCATGGCTATTGATTACTAAATTAGTAGCTAATGTGGTGTTACTATTGTTTACTTCTAATCGTTCACCACCACCAGTTACAACTCTCCATTGGTCTCCAGAGTGGAATTGCATGTAAGTGTTCGTATCACCTTGGCTGTAAATAGCGTTATCTAAGTAAATGTTTTCAACAGTATTTAAATTACCATTTCCTAAGTTTAATCCAGCAAATGTTGGTGAATCGGTTGTACGAACATCTTGATTCATTCTAAACGCATATGGAATATTTCCATCGTGTCCGATTGTTCTCCAAGTTTGATATGCCCCAGCTTGCAATCTTCTAAATCTGAAATCATCTGAGAAGAAACTAATTGCTAATGTTGCACTATAATAAGTTGATGCGTTTCCATGTCCTAATCTCATTCCATACCACCAGTTGGTATCAGGATTAAGAGTTGAGTTATTAAGTGCATTCCAATATTGGAAACTATTTTCTTCAGTTCCAGTATTTGATGTTAATCTTGTTGCTGCATCAATAGAACCATTAATAGTACCATTTACAGTCAATCCATTTAAGTTCGAAGTTCCTGCAGGATTTACATAATAATTATCATCATTCGAATCATAGTAAATTGGTGCATACATTGCTACACCTGCATCAACTATCTTAGCTGCATCAATCGAACCTAAATAAAGAATCGAACTTGCTGCGTTCTTATCACCATAGAAAGTGAATGTACCACCATGACTCTGTCCTCTGAATGATGGATTACCATCACCAACATTGATATAAACATCAGCACCACTACCATCAAAGTATCCGAAGTTTGTAGTGTTTACATTCGTAGAATTTACTCTTGAGAAGGTTACAGTATCTGAAGTACGAACATTTTGATTCATTGCGTACAACTCATTATCACCCTGTCCAGTATTTAATGCAGTTGTATTTACAACACCACTAAATGTTGCTTCACCTGATTTGTTAATTGTTAATAATGATTGAGCTGAGTATTCAGATTGTCCACCAGATGCTTGATATCCAATTTGGTAATTTGCGAAACCACCACTATATCTTAAACCAGCAAACCATTCTTGTCCACTATAAGATACATCAGTAAAGAAAGTACCAATTGCTCTACCTTCATAACCACTCATATTGATTACAGCAGTTGCTGCAGGTGAACCAGCAGTATTAGTTGCTATAATATTTAGAGAAGTTCCAGTGTTTCCACTATCACCAACTGTTAAATTATCAAATGTAGGTGAATCAGTTGTACGAACATTCTGATTCATATTATAAGCATATGGTTGAGATACACTATCTAATATTTGTCTCCAACTTCCCCAAGTAGTGTTACCAGTACCCATTCTACTCCATAATCTACCATTTGCAGTATATGCAATCTGAATTGGATATCCACCACTTAAATCAGTACCACCACCATAACTTCTCCAAGTCATTTGGCCGTTGTAAGAACCACCATCACTTAATCCATTGGTTGCGTTACTTTTGAAATCAAAGTAAACACCGTTTTGACGAGATGAAGGAGTATCATTTGTAGAACGAGTATCATTTGAATCTACCGCTTCTGCTCTATCAGCAGTTCCGGTTAAATTACCAACAAATGATGCATTTACCTGATTAAATGTTACATTATCAGAGGTACGAACATTTTGGTTCATTAGGTAAACCTCAGTAGCACCCTGTCCAGTATCAATAGTACCACCAATCGTTACATTACCAGACATAGTCCAATTACCAGATGAATCCGTATAGTCATCATCGGTTACAAATCGTAATCTATCTGGATTAGTACCTTCATCCATTCGAATCATTTGCCTACCACCAGCTACCAACTGAAGGTCATCTCCACCTACGAACCGAATGTATGTATTTGTATCACCACCATGTCTAATATAAGAATCTACATCTAAAATTGGTGTCCTTAACCGAGTTTCAGCGTACCAATTATCTTCTGATTCATCCCAATAAAAACTTCTAGTATCCGAATCACCTCTTAAAACTTCAATACCAGCATCTTCAGAAGGAGTACCTGATGTAAAGTTTGAATTAAGAGTTATAATATTATCTGCTAACTGAATGGTTTCGGTATTCACAATTGTTTGAGTACCTGTTACATTCAGATTACCTGTTATGTTTAGGGTTGTACCATCAAAAGTAAGGTTTGATTCAACAGTTGCGTTTGGTGCTGAACCATTTAGTGTGATTAAGCCATTATCGGTGTTACCAGTTAAGGATAGAGCTCCACTTGAACCAGCAGAACCACTTGAACCACCACTACCAGAAGTACCCGATGAACCTGATGAACCTGAAGAACCAGCACTTCCACTTGTTCCAGCACTTCCACTTGTTCCTGCGCTTCCAGAACTACCAGATGAACCTGCCGTTCCCGCAGTACCTGATGTACCACCACTACCAGCGGTTGCTGATGTACCACCAGAACCACTTGTTCCACCACTTCCAGAAGTACCTGATGTACCTCCACTACCTGATGTACCATCTGAACCAGAAGTACCTTGTTCACCACTTGTACCTGATGAACCTCCACTACCTGATGTACCTGAAGAACCACCAGTTCCTGCAGTACCCGATGTACCACCACTACCAGCAGTACCACCAGAACCAGAAGATGCTGAAGTACCTGATGTACCTCCACTTCCAGAAGTACCTGATGTACCTCCACTACCAGAAGAACCAGCTGAACCACCAGTACCAGATGATGCTGAAGTACCTGATGTACCTCCACTACCTGATGAACCAGATGTTCCGTCATCTCCGTCATCTCCATCATTACCAGAAGTTCCACCTGAACCACTTGTTCCAGATGTACCTCCACTTCCAGAAGTACCAGATGAACCACCTGCACCAGTTATACCACTCGAACCAGTTGAACCACTTGTTCCACCACTTCCACTTGTTCCACTTGTTCCAGAAGAACCAGTTGTACCAGATGAACCTGTTGTACCTCCACTACCAGATGTACCAGCTGAACCTGTTGTACCTCCACTACCAGAACTTCCTCCACTACCTGATGTTCCACTTGAACCACCCGTACCAGAGGAACCACCACTACCAGCGGTAGCTGATGTACCTGCTGTACCCGTTGAACCACCAGAACCACTTGTTCCACTACTTCCACCACTTCCGCTTGTTCCACTACTTCCACCACTTCCGCTTGTACCAGATGAACCTCCACTACCAGCAGATGCAGATGAACCAGATGTTCCTCCACTACCTGATGTACCGCTTGTTCCTCCACTACCACTACTTCCGCTTGAACCAGTTGTACCTGAAGAACCACTTGTTCCACTTGAACCAGCAGTACCATCCGTACCATCATCACCAGAAGTACCACCAGAACCAGATGTACCAGCTGAACCTACTGAACCAGATGTACCAGCTGAACCACCAGTACCACTAGTACCACCAGAACCAGATGTACCATCATCACCAGATGTACCAGCAGAACCCGATGTACCTGCACTACCCTTTGTACCAGATGAACCTCCACTACCAGCAGTTCCAGAACTTCCTCCAGAACCAGATGTTCCAGATGAACCCCCACTACCAGATGTACCAGATGAACCTCCACTACCAGATGTACCAGATGAACCTCCACTTCCACTTGTTCCACTTGAACCAGACGAACCTCCACTTCCACTTGTTCCACTTGAGCCTCCAGAACCAGATGTTCCACTTGAACCACCAGAACCAGATGTTCCGCTTGAACCACCAGAACCACTTGTACCAGATGAACCTCCACTACCAGAAGTACCTGAAGAACCAGATGAACCAGATGTACCTGATGTACCAGAAGATGATGCGTTAAACTTTCTTTGGAATGTACCTGTTGTTGTATCGAAAACTACCACTTCGTTAGATGTACCAGCTGGTAAATCATCCGCAGTTAAGTTTCCACTAAAATCTATATTACCATCAACACTTAAATCACCCTTTACACCAACCGAACCAGTTAATTCTTGCTTATCGGATGCAGAATCACCAAATTTGTTTGAACCAGTAGCATAAACTACTGAAGATGATAAGTATGTTGTATGAAGTTCGGTAGAAGTAATTCTACCAGCTACTGTTAAATCATTACCAACAGTTAAATCAGTTCCAATGTTAGCTGATTTATCTATTGTTAAACTATCGTTACTCCTTATAGAACCACTTACATCTAATGTACCACTTACTTCAGTATTTACATTTATTTCAAGTCCTAAGTTTGGAGATATTACAGCTTCAGCTGAACCTGATTTTAATCTATCAATATCACCAATGGAGTCCGCATTAATGTTTGTGATTCCACTACCATCACCACTAATTACTCCACCAACTGTTAAAGATTCGGATACATTTAATGCACCACTAATAGATGTATCTACATTTACTTTTAATCCTTTATCGGGTGAGATTACTGCTGATGATGAACCACTTATTATTTTAGAAGCGGCATCTGCTGAAAGAGCCTCAGTAGGTATATCATATAAACCAACACCACTACCTGTAAATTGAGAAGCAGAAACACTACCCTCAACATTAAGGTTGTTTATAATATCAACTGATTGAGTTGATATAGTTGCCTGCCTTACCCCGTTTACATCAACAGAGAGTAAAGATTGACTGATTTGATTTATACCATTTGGGTCTATACCTTTATAGCTCATACATTATTACTTTATGTAATTTCTAATACTGATACCACAACATCTGCTGATGAATTCACCGAAGATGTTACAGTTATTGAATCATTTGCTTCCAATACTACCTTTTGGTCCCCACCAACTAAAATTGTTGAAGAACCTTGTGGAATCACAGCACCTTTTAATAAATATTTAGTTACTCCAGCAGAGTCATCAGTTAATTGAACATCAACATTAATATTTTGTGATACTATATTTGCCACATTTACACCAATCACAGTTGCAGATGTTGCAGCAGGACAGGTATAAGCTGATAAACCACTGGTTCCAGCGGGTCCTTTAATACTATTTTTAAACGTATTTGCCATATTTTATCTTTTTATCCTAATGCAATTGCAAATGCTATTGCTGAATCTAAAACATTTACACCATCAACATTGAACGAATCATTAGGTCCAACGTTAACAGAACCACTAACTTGAATGGATTGAGAAACAATTACAGATGTACCTGATGTGTTTTCTTCACCTATTGTGATTGTATCCTTTACAATCAATCTATCGAATTCAGCTTCAGTTACCGAAATATCACCAGTAAAAGAACCAGTAAAGCTACCAGTAAACGAACCACTTAAATCAGCGTATGCTGATAATGATTGTTCTATCGAACCTGAAAAAATCGGCGAATCTATTCTCATTTATCTATCCATTGGTTATAGGTATAAATATAACTAATTTTCATTTACTATTATGGCTTTGTTGGCCAAGTTACTTCAAATGGATTAGATTGAGTTGTAATATCTCTTAATGATTGTCTGTATGATTGCCATAAGGCTAATTTAGAACCACTAATTGGAGTATCATTCATTTGTGTCCAATCACATTCACTTAGTAAATTATTTCTTGTTTCTCTAATTTCTGTCCATTTTTCTTCTTTCCTTTGCAAAATCTCTTCAGAAGAAGCTGAGGAGGTTATCCAATTCTGAATATAGACAGAACCACTTTGAATTGGTGTACCTTCGATATAATTTTTTTCATAATCAGAATCTATATCAACAGAAACTGAAACAACTGGGTATGTATGGAAAGATGCCAATACATCATTTGTTAAGTTTTTTGGAAAACTTATATTTGTATTCTCACTCCTTAGATTATCTAAAGTGTAGGGATATGTTATTTCTGAACCACTTACTTTTATATACATAACTTTATATTTTTATTTCCAATTTGCTGGTATTGATGCGTAATTTCCTAATCCAGTTGCATTTCTAAATGCATATAAACCTAATGGTACTGGATTTCTAGTCCAAAGTTCGGGTGCATTTCCTGTCAATGAATTAGAAGTTGTTGGCATTCTAAATACTGAGAAAAATGTTGTAACTGATGTATTATTATCAAATAATCCCGTTGGGATTGAACCTAATGATGTACAACTTTTAAATGTTGATGAAAAGTTAGTTACATTTGTATTATTATCAAATAATCCAGATGGTATAGAACTTAGTGAAAAACATTGGTTAAATGTTGAGTTAAATGATAGAGCTTGTGTACAATTATCAAAAAATCCACTTGGGATTGATGAAATAGACATAAACGAAAAACTATCTACGAAAGATGTTACATTAACCATAAAATCCAACAAACCACTTGGTAATGATGTTATACCAGTACGTCTAAAAAAGTTATCTAAATTAAATATAGTACTTAATCCTTCAAAATCAGTAGTTGGTACAGATGTTAAATTAGTACAACCATGAAAGTTTAATGTTCTAAATGAAGTTTCACCCCAAGAATAACT